NTTTTGTCTTTTTTCGTTTATGGAGGATATTCATGTCTCAGCTGGACAATGACGCACGCGAGGTAGCTTTCCTCGTAGCCAAGGGGTTAACACCTGACGTAGTGGCCCAAAAGACAGACTTACCAAGGGCTTATGTCGACCAGTTGACAGAAACTGACACCTTCACTCGCGTACTCAAGGAAGTTGGGGGCGATGTAGCTATTGAAAGTTGGAACGAGTACAAGGTAGAACGTCAGTCTCAAATTTCCTTGCGAACTCAAGTACGAGCGAATGTTGAAGAATATTTCAACATTTTACACAATCTAGCTACGAATAAAGACACAAAACCTGAAGTAAAAAAAGATATCATATTTAGGCTTCTGGACCAGGCGGGAATCAGCAAAAACACCTCCGATGCGCCACAGACTATGGAGCTACCTCCGTCGTTTTTTACGGCTCTGGCAAGCGCCAATGAAGAAATGGAGCGATGGAAGAGCAGAAAATAGGCTATAAGCCTCTTATATACACCGATACTACCCAGGCGTACCGGGATATACGCAAACGCTCTAAAGAGTCGCTGTACTACTTTGCTAAAGTAGTATGTGGCATGACAGATGTGGTTGATAGACTACACATGCCATTCGCTAATTACTTGCAATTGTTCCCGTGGAACGGTGGACCGCCCCAATCGGGGCGTAAATTAGCCTGGATGCCTAGAGAACACTTTAAATCTACATTTGCGTCGATTTGTTTACCGATTTGGCTTCTAATTCATGACCCGAACGCTACAATTTGTATAATTAGCGCAAAAATCGAGCATCCACAAAAGTGGCTACGCCAAATTAAATATATAATTCGACATAATCCTATATTTAGAATTGTTTTTCCAGAAATACAGCCAGATTTCACGAAATGGGACGAAACAGAGATACTTATCCAGCGCAGTACATCATTGAGTGGGGACGCCCAGGCGTCAGTCACGGCTGCAAGTATCGTTGCTGGGCAGGCGTCGCAGCATTTTGACCATATGATACTCGACGACCCCGTAAATGAGAAGGTGGCCAAGTCAGAGGCATTGATGCAGCAGGCCCGGGACTTTTATATCCATCTAGAGTCACTGCTGCGCGAGTGGGAGACTTCAACATTTACTACGGTTGGCACTCCCTGGGGGCGTGAAGACGTAATCGAGTACGCAATGTCACACGAAGTGGCTAGTGGCGATAGGTTATTCTGGGGTATAGGTGCTCGTGGCGATTTTAATTGCAGCGAGGTGATTCGAAAGGACTACCCAGAGTGTGTTCCCACTTTAGAACTCGGAAAACCTATATTTCCTGAGCGCTGCCCTGAAGCCAAATTAAAAATGCTCGAAATGCAAGATGTCGAGAAATTTTATTTACAGTACCTATGTAAGCCATATGACGAGGGGCGCAATGGTTTTGACCTCGATTTGATTCGAGATTTTGCGTTTCACGCCGATGGCAACTTGAGGTGTGGTTGCGACGAGCACCAACACCACAACCATCACATTTCAAAAATGTCAGTCATTGCAATCAGTGACCCAGCGGTTTCAAAGGAAAAAAAGAACTGCGAGACGGGATTTGGGATTTACGCTAAGGCGGACTGTGGGTGTAGGTTCGTTATTCACGAAACTGGTTGGAACCTTGAACCTAATGAAGTAGTGGACGAATACGCACGGACCCTTTCAAAAGGTGAGCACATGCCATGGTGTAAGACATTTGGCATTGAGAAAGAGGCCATGGGTAAAGTCTATCGCTCTTGGCTGGAAGAATTACAATCTCGGGGTGAATTTCCGTTGGGTATTAAGCTGGTTGACATTGCTACAGAAAACCGTAGCAAGGATGTGCGCATGAAGGGGCAAATCGTACCAGTCCGAAATGGGCTATGGCACAAAAGACCTACTATGCGCAGGGTCGATGGTAAAAATAATCTCATGGACCAAATCGCAAAATGGCCATATGGAAAGCACCGAGACCGGGCCGACACATGGGCGTACTGTGACAGTGTTTGGGAAGAAGCACCGGCACCTGCTGCGGTCAATGAGCCTGGCTCACATGACTTGGTGGAAGCCAATTACGCTATTGAGCGTCGGGACGAGAGATTAGTCGAATTGAATGAGGAATAATGCCAAAGCAACTTACCATTGAGTCTGAGCATCGGCTTGATTTAGGCAAGGCGTATAGGCGTAGGTTAGATGACGCTGAGATGGCACGTAGCAACCGTATGCACGGTGTATACGTAAAAGCCAACAAATATTACGAGGGTAGAGCCCGGAAGCGTACTTGGCCCTGGCCGGGTGCAAGTAACGCTGTCTTACCAATTATAGCCACGCACTGTGATAGTTTAAAGGCGAGGTTGCACTCTGCTGCAACTTCAGAAAACCCTGTTTATTTGCTGGGTGCAGTGATGCCCGAGGATATCGAGTTGATGCCTGGAGTTACTGCGGGTCGCCTGCGCGACGTATGGCAACAATGGAGTGCCTATGTAGAGGACCAGGTGGTCCAACACGATGAGCTAATGGACAAGGTTACGTCGCTCATGGTTAAGTATGGAGACGCTTTTGTCTATCAACCGTGGCGTAATTGGCCTATCCGCGACTATATATGGAACGATGAAACGCAAAGCTGGGAGATGGAAGAGCGTGACATGTACGACCATCCGGTTCCGTACGTGATTCACCCCAAGAACACCTATATTTCTTCTGAAGATGACGATATTCAAACGACCAAGTACTTTGGTATTGACGAGTACTGGGACCCCAGTGACATAGCGTTGATGTCAACTCGGGGAGAGTGGTCGAAAGAGCAGGTAGATAAAATACTAGAATGGGAAAAGCAAAAAGTAAAAAAGAGCGAACTTGGGACTGGCGATTACTACAGGACGCGCGAGGACGGCACCGTATACGCGAAGGATGTGGTGGACGAATCAATCGCGCAAGAGGCCCTGTTAGAACCCCGCGACAATATGAAAACCGTAATTCGTTTGGTTCGGGTATTCGCACGCGAAGACATAAACAAGGATGGTTACGAGGAAGAAATTGAATTTCTAATTCATCGAGAGAGTGAGCAAATCCCTTACATCACATATCGTGGTACCTGGCACGGCCAACGTTCGGTAATACATTATGCATACCAACGTAGAGATGGAATCCTCTACTCGATTGGTGTAGCAGAGATGTTGTTCAATGTCCAGAAAATAATGAACCAGTTGATTCGTGACCAGATGGACAACAACAAGGTCCAGAATACTAAGATTTTCGTGTACCGGGCCGGTGGGCCGATTAAAGATGGCATGAGAATCTACCCTGGTAGGATGGTACCAGTTGACGATATCAAGATGGACTTTGACGTAAAAGACGCAGGGTCAGGTAGGCCCGTGGATATCATCAACACGTTACCACTGATTCAGGATTGGGGCGAGAGGCGAACGGGCGTGAATGACGCTTCAATGGGTAAGATGAGCCCGAAGCGGAGCCCAGCCACTTCAACCCTAGCTATGTTAGAACAGTCGAACAAGGGAACCGACCACATCATCAAGCGTATGGGACGAGCCCAGAGACGGATGTGGACTCAGTGTATGGGCAGCTACGTGCAATATGGTCAGCCTATGGACAGATTGCAAAAGGTCCTTGGGCCCGAGGGCGCTCAGATACTAGACGCGGCTTGGAAGGCACTGACACCTCAGGATGTGCGTGAAGTACTTGCGGTTACAGCCCAGGTGAGTTCGTCCAACCTGAACAGACAGACCAAGCGTCAGGAGTCTCTAGCACTTTTTGGGCATGTCCAGGCTGCATATCAGGCGATTTCACAGACTGCGTTTATGATGGTTCAAATGCCAGACCCGGCGCTCAAGCAGCTGATGGTGTATCAGTTGCAGGGATTTAACAAAGCTCTGGGTCGCGTGTTCGACACGTTTGAAGTTAAGGACCAGAAGTTCATTAATCCGAACTTCTTGGAGATATTAGCAAATGTACCAACACAGCCAACACCAGAAACACCAGGAGGGGGAGGCGGACCCCAGCAGGCTGGACCCGGGAACCAAATGGCAGAGGTTATTGGACTATTTGGAGGCGAGAGCCCGGCGAGTGGGCCGGTTGCTCCGACAGGAAGACCCGCACCTGGGGTACCAAGAAGCGCAGGCGAGACTGCTCCGAACCTTGGAGGAACTTAAAACTATAGAGCGTATACGCGAGATAGTAAGATTAATTGACTTTGGCAAAGACCTACCCAGTTCTGACGCTGGGGATTTTTTAAAAGCAGATGGCGTAGAGGTCACAGATGGCGACCTCTATGAAGATGTCTAGGAGGACACTATGACTGACGAAAAGACACCGGATGTTCCAGAGTTAGATTTGGATACATTCGTGAATGAGTATGGACAGGAACCTGTGGCCCCAGCGCCCGTGGAGACTCCCCCGGTGGAGCCCGCTCCTGAACCTGCTCCAGCTGCACCCGACTTTAAGTCGGAACTCGATGCTCTAAAGAGTGGGTATGAAGAGCAAGAGAAGCATTACCAAGAGATTATTGACCAGCAGAATTCACGCATGCAAACGCTTGAAACGCTGGTCAACCAGGGATATCAAAGAGCACATGCGGAGCCTCCCAAACCTGAGATTCCGGCTTTTACGCCTGAGGAGTTACAGAACGACCCTGTAGGGACAATCGAACGTATGAGTGATGTCAAGGCAAAGGCTGCAATTGAAGCGAATAATCAGCAGCTTTCTAATGTTATTGGTGGTCTCGTTGAGCGCAGCTGGCAGGGAGAGCTATCTGCGCTTCGTACTAAGCCCTATTTCAAGGAGGCAGAGGCCGAAATTGATGCTCTAGTACAACAGAACCCTAGCATGAAGCTGACTCCCAACAGCGCTGCGTTAGCTTACAATATGATTATTGGGCGCAAGCTTGACGCTGGCGAACTAAAGCCCATAACTGGGCCTACACTGGTTCCGCCTACGACACCTGCAGTGCCTAGTACACCTCGCACTCCTGTGCCGGTTCCAGCACCTGGTGCTCCACCCAGTCCGGTGCCCCCGGAGGGCTCACCACCAAAAAAGGAACCTGAGCTTACTGCACGGCAGAAGGAACTACAGAAAAGGTTCGCAAGTTTAGAGGTTGGTCTTACTGCCAACGATTTTGAGGGGGAATAATGGTAGACACAAAAGCAAAGGCTAAGGCTAAACAAGCTATTGAGGCTGTCGAGGCTATCGAAGCCCCCGATTCTGGCATTCCGAAAGGTAAAACGCTGGAAGAGCTAGTTGCTGACAGGTATGTGGCTGTTCTAACTGAACCGCTCTCGGACCATACGGGTCCAAACGATAGAAACGATTTTACATACATACCCGAGTATATTCGGGATAATTTAGGTAATGAACGTCAAATCACGAAACGGGTCAAGGTTATGGGCCATGTCAGAGTTATCTCTATGGATGGTAACTACTTTTACAGGTGGTGCCATCCTGCTATATTTGATAGGCACAGACGCGAAGGCTTCGATTTCGTACATTATGATGAGTTGTTCGAGGATGCGACTTATTTCCAACGCACTAACGACAGCCATATTCGTAATGGCGACGTTTATCTAATGAAAATTGGAGTTGACGGGATGGCCCGTAAACTTCGAGAAAAGTTAGAACTCCAAAAGCACTACGAAGCTATCGCAGAAGGAGAAATGGCTACGGCTGCCGAGGAGTACAATACGAAGGCTGTTAGGATTAACCCTGATGGGACTTCGGAAAATATTAATTAAGGAGTTATTTTACTTATGGCTGTTCATGCTTTCACGTGGAAGAAAGGCCCTAGTGATAACCCCGAAGTGGTAAGTTTCTGTGACGACCTTGTTATCGAGGAAGCAGCGAGTGAAGCATTTTTGGCGGGGACGCCTTTGGTGGTTGACTTGTCTGGCTCTGACACTAACACGGTGCAGTTCAAAACCAGTGACGCTGATTTGTCTGATTTGCCGTTGATTATCGCGGCTACGGATGCGGTTACTGGTTCGTCCGATGTAGACTTGACACAACCGGGCACTAACGCGGCCAGTCTTCCATACATCAATCGACCTGGAGACATCTGGTCGGTTACGCTTTCTTCGAGTGGGGCTAATCTGGCTACCTCAGGAGACCATTTTGGTCAAATGTGCGGCTGGATTTTTTCGACCGAATCGGGCGAAACTAAAAAGGCGGTTCTGGACCTTGCCCAAACTACCGATTGCCACTGGGTAATCGTTGGGTTCGACGACAGAGACGCTATGGGTACGTCGGGTGGACGTGTTCTGGCAATGTATCAACCGGGTATGCTTGGAACATTGACTGAACCTTCCGTCACGTAGGGAGAACTAAATTATGAGTACTATACGCTCTGCAGCTTTTATTAAGCTGTACGAACGACCACTCCGAAAGACGTTCTTCCTGCATCTGAAGGAAGCGCCCCCGGAGTACAAGTCGTGGATTAACATTGTCAACACTGACAATGCGTTCGACGACGATTTTAAGGTTTCGGAATTCGGTACCGTGCCGGTGCAGGCTGAAGGGTCTGATGTCGCGTACGAAGCCGTGATTCCTGGAGACATCAAGCGGTATATCACCACAGAACGTGGGCTTGGCTACATTATCACGCGGAAAATGCGGGACGATGACAAGACCACAGTCATGGTGAGGATGACCCAAGCGTTGAGGCGGTCTTTCCGTCACATGTTTGAGGTCGAAGCTGCTTTGGTTTTCAACAACGCTACTTCTACCAGTTCCCGCTATTTGGGTATGGATAGTGCGGCGTTGATTAGTACTTCACACTCATTGCTTGACGGCACTAATACTTATGCTAATCGTCCGAGTTCGGATATTGATTTCAGTGACTCTGCACTGCAGAATGCTGTTATCAACTTCTTTAAGCTGAAGGGCGAACAGAACTTGCCTGTCCACGTCACTCCGAAGGCTCTTTGGGGCGCCGGTGACCAGATGTACGAGTTCGCTAAGGTTACCAAAAACGAGTATGAGCCTGATTCTGGCGACCGGAACAAGAACTACACCGCCAAGGGCGCGGCTGCTGGGTATGGAGTCTCTGACTACCTGCCTTCGCGGTATGCGACCGACACGGACATGTGGTTCCTCCTGAGTGAGAAAGCAAACCATTCTCTTAATCTTTTCATTCGGGTCAATCCTGAGTTCAGCATGGGCAATGACTTTAGTTCTGGAAATATTCAGGCTAAGGGATATGCTCGTCTCATTAGTGGATTCTCTGATTGGCGCGGCGTCTATGGAAGCACAGGCGCGTAATTTCGCAGCTAGGGAGGGGTCTAGCCGCCCCTCCTTTGCCTCTTAGGGGGTTATGCTATGGCTATAAAACGCACCTATGTGTATCGCAATGGCAAAATTGTCGAGGTTACACCGGGTGATGTATTAAAGCGTATTAAAGTGCAAACGTTTGGCGAGGAACATGACAACATGCATGCATGCTATGTTATGGACGAGATTCGCCAGCAGCACATGATAGATTCTAACCGGGCGGAAAACGCCTATAACAAAGAAAGAGGTCTTTAATGACTACATTTGGAGATAGGCTATTCCAATATGGTGGGACGCCTGTAGGGGGAGACCTTCTTGGTCTCCACGGTCGAGGAAAGATTCGATTTTTGGACCCCGATAACGGGTCTGACGGTAACTCAGGCAAGAAACCTGAGCAAGCCTGGGCAACGTTGCAATATGCAGCTGACCAGCTTGGGTATTACAAAGCCAATGCCGACATGAACGGGTACCATGACATTTTGATTCGCCTCCCTGGGGTTGAAGAAGTGACTTCCAGCGTTAGGTTTGACGGAGGAGGAAGTGCTACTGGGGCTGGTGACAGTATTTCTGTGGTATCCAGTTTGGCTGGTTTACGTATTTGGGGTGATGTGCTTCATGCGCATACGCGGCAGGCATCTTCTATGGCTGCGGCTACTGCAAATACTATTGTGGTCGTTCGGCGTCAAATCAACTTCTATGGCCTGTCCTTCGGAGGTCGTGGAACTGGTCAGCAGGGAGACGGTACTGGCGCTTGTATCACTTATCGTGTAAGCAATGATGCAACCTTAGACCTAGGCAAACATGCTCTTGGTGGGGGTAACTTTCATACTGTACGTGGTTGTAACTTCCGTGATGACGGTGGAAACAACACTGTGGGCATTTACGAGTATGGTGCTGGCGCTGCGGAAATTCTCGAAAATACTTTCGGGTATAACTCGGCGGCTCGCGGTCCCACGGGTATCATGATTCGTGGTTCAGCTACGAATAACCCGTTTGATGTTCATATACACAACAACATTTTTAGGCAGTGTCCTGTGGGTATCGTGTTGGGTGCTGGTACATACCAGAATACATTGATTACCGACAACCGCTTTCAAACTTGTACAATCGGTATTCAAGCTGACGCTGGGTCCGCCGCATCCACAGGTATGATTGATGGATGTAGTTTCGATGTTGCCGACGGTGCTAGTGCACACGATAACAACGCTGGAGCTACGGGAGATACTGAAGCAAACTGGAACGCAGATAACCTTATCCTTTTCACCGACAGAACTTACTACCTCGGCGCGTAAGGAATTACGGGGGTCTTCGGACCCCCTTTAACTTGGGCCACAGTCGCAATGTGAGCCCATAAGGAGCCATAAATGGCTAGAGATATTACCGGAAACCCCTGGAAATTTGATGCGACTGGACAGGGTGAAGGAATGGCGAACAGCGGAAGCTGGCTACGCCTTGGTACTTTTACAGCCGCAGCTACTGACATTGTTACGATGGCAGCACACGGCCTACAGACTGGTTCGCCAGTACGGGTCGAAGAGGGCAACAGCGATTTACCTGCGGGTCTCGCTGAGGATACTGATTACTGGGTTGGCAGAATTGATGCCAACACGTTCAAGCTATACACCACACACGCGGCAGCACTGGCTACTGGAACAGCGGTGGATATTACTGATGTAGGCACCACACCTAACTATATATTACAGACACCTGTATTTGACCACAAGATTTACGTGAAAAACATTGCTGTTATTGGTGACGAGACCAACGATGGTACGGTGGAAGTTACAACCAAATCTGGCGGGTCTATAATTGCTAGGACTGAGATATTTGCGTCCGCCAACGCTATCTTTTCTACATTTATCCTACCTGTGTATGATTTTGTAGAAGGCGTGTACATTAACACGCTGGACGCTACAAACGCTATCGTACTGGTCTACCACGGTAGATAGGGGGTCTAAATGGCAGACCCTGCAATTTCGTCACACACTGATGGCGATACGTTTACAAATTCGATAGAGACTTTTACGTGGTCACAGGGTGATAACACTAGTGGCCCGTGGAGACTGATAGCGGGGACCAGCGCGGGTGAGAACGACTACGCAGACAGTGGTCCAATGCCCAACAATAGGTTGAGTATAGAACTCAACTTCCCTGTAGACGCCGAAACAATATACGTGCGTCTGATGTGGGGCTCTGGTTATGCTGACACCTCATACACTGCTTATGAGGCGGTAGACGCTATGGTTCCAAACGCTATGACTTTTGACTGGTTCGAGCAAGGACGCTGGTACCAATGCGACCGGTGTGGGTTTACGTTCCACGAGAGTGATACTGCGATAGACCCCAAGTCGGGGCTGCGTGTATGTCTTATAGGTCCACGCGATTATGACGACCATGAGTTCGGTATTAATGAGGTTGTGATTTTAGGTGGACGTAGCCCTGTCTATAGAGAGGAGGCGGACTAATGTCAAGTTTTGGTACATTGTGGCAAGAAGTTAGGACCAGTATCGGTGAGCGTACTGATATAGACACCATAATAAAGACTGCTTTAAATGACGCTGTGATAGACCTAACAATGACATTTAGGATACGTCAGGCTATTGCGTCAGATACGCTTATAACTTCTGCAGGGGTTTCCAAGTATGAACTCAAGGATAATTGTATCGATGTTATCACTGTTCGGAATGATACTGATGCTGAACTCTTAAGTCCTGGAGACTACCTGGAATATGCGAGCCTCGACCACGAGGACGTTGATTCACTCGGTACACCTTTAAAGTGGTTTGTGGACGCGGATGATATATACTTATACAGCAACACACCGGACGATAGTTCTTTTGAAATAACATACAGGTATGTGAAGCGTTTTAGCGATATGTCTGACGATACTGATTTGTTTCCTTTACCTAGGGAATGGGAGAGGCCAGCAAAGCTATTTGCTAAAAGTTATGTGTTTGAGTTGTTGGGCCAGAATGATAAAGCTCTCAGGGCGTATCAGCAGGGTACAGCAATAGCTGGAAGCCGTAAGAAAGCAGGCGCCTGGAGTGAATTGTTACGTGGTGACAATCGCATACATGTGGTCCGTGCGTCTTATTCGGACGAGGGGTACTAATGGCCAGGCAGTTTATTACTATTAAACCTATTGACGCTAAGGGTGAATCTCCCGATAGACCTTCAGACGAGGTACTGTGGGAGACCTTGGAAAATGTATGGTTCGATAAAGGCATCATGCGCAAACGTCCCGCGTTTGTAGCGCCAGGGATGTATACGGCTATAGCTGCTACAGGCACAGCGAGTCCTATGCATCAAATTGTACCATTTAATCACGCAGTTGCGGTGGAGGGTGATACTACAATATACCCTACCGGGGCGGGCGCAAATACAAACTGGACTAAGGTGGGTGCTGCTACAAACTGGCAGGCTGTTGATGAGATTATATACGTAGATGCAGATTATGTGTATGCAGATACATCTGATGAGAAAGACTCATATGCATTTGGTAATACATCACTTACTATAGTTGACAAATTAGTTTTCAATATTCGAGCACGTCGTCATATAGGGGGCGACTACACGATTACTCTATTTTGTCGCACTGGTAGTGGCGACGAGAAAGACATTGTAGGCTTAACTGGCGATGGCGAAACAACACT